TGGACGGCTACCGCTGGTGGGAGACCGACGCGATCGCCAAGGGGTACCCGTACACCGCGGTACGGTTCGCCGAGCAGCCCTGCGGCGACGTGGAGGTCTTCGCCAAGTTCGGCTGGCTCGCCTACCCTGCCGCCGTGATCGGCGCCGTGCGGTTCCAGACCAACCGGTGGTGCATCCGGCAGGAGTCCCCGTACGGCGTGGCCGGCTCACCCGACGCCGGCACCGAGGTGCGGCTCTCCGCCCGGCTCGACCCGGACACCCGCACGATCCTTGCCGGCGGCCGCGTCGTGCGGGCCAAGAGGCCCCGATGAATCTCCTCGACGTCCTGGACGAACTGTGGACCGTGCTCGGCGACGACGTGCCGGGCATCCACGTCACCGAGGAAGGCCCGGGCGTGCACGCCGGGCCGCCGTCGCCGTACGTGGAACTCCCGGACGTCGTCTACGGGGACCTGGGCGCCGGGCTCGACCGCATCGCGGACCTGGCGCTCACCATCGTGTTCGGGCCGGCCAACAACGTGAGCGTCTACCGGATGGCGCTGGAGTACGCGAGTACGTCCGGGCCTAAGTCGATCCCCGCCGCGCTGCTCGCCCACGAGTGGGTCGCCTGTCACACGCTGCGCCCGGGCCGTGCCGAGCCGGCGACCGTGGAAGGACGCGGCTCTAACCCGCAGCTCGCCTACATTTTCCACCTCGACATCACGGGAGCGAACCCATGAGCAGCGTCCACGGTAAGGACTACTACGTCAGCGTTGCCACCAAGAACATGACGACGTTCGTCAAGACGTCCAGCTGGGAGGTGGAGCCGGGCATCCACGACTACACCGGCTCGGGCACCGACGACCAGAACTTCCGCGGTGGGCAGATCAAGCGGACGTTCACCATGGGCGGCTGGTACGACTCGTCGCTGACCACCGGCCCGGGATTCCTGGAGACGATCGCGGGCACCACCGTGGCGTTCGTCCGGCGGGTACAGGGGACAGGCACCGGCAAACCGGAGCAGCAGTGCCAGGTGGTGGTCGGCAAGTATGTGGAGAGCCAGAAGAACGACGACATCACGCAGTGGACGTGCGACTTCACGGTCGACGGTGCGGTCACGCCCAGCACACAAGCTTGATCAACCAGGGGGAAACGATGGGCCAGCTCACCCGCGAGCAGCTGCTCGCACGCAAGATCGGACACGAGGTTGTCGACCTCGGGGACGGCTCCACGGTCAAGGTCCGCGGCCTGAACCGGGACCAGGCCCACGCCATGCAGCAGCTCGACGCCGGCCGCGCCCGGGACCTGTTCATGATCGCTACGGGGATGGTCGCTCCGGAGATGAGCGAGGAGGACGTCGCGGTGTGGTTCACCGGAGACGAGACCGGCGCGATCGAACGCGTGTCCACCGCGATCGTCCGGCTGTCCGGGATGGCCGACGGGCAGGGGAAGGATGCCACCAAAAGCGTTCCTCGGGGACGAGGACGCGGCCGCGCGTGAGGGCATCAACCCGTTCGATTTCCAGTTGGCCGCGATGCTGCACCGCACGGTCGCCGAGCTCCACGCCACGCTCTCGCAGCGAGAGTGGCTCCACTGGACCCGCTACGTCGCGGTGAGGCAGCAGAACCAAGAGATGGCGGACGCGGCAGCCGCCGCCCGGATGAGGGGATGAGCCGATGTCGCGGATATCCATCGACGTCAGCGGTATCAGGGCGTTCGGCAAACAGCTCAGACAGATGGACGCCGGGCTCGGCAAACAGGTCCGGATCATGCTCAATGGATCCGCCGAGCTGGTCGTGACCAAGGCCCGACCGAAGATCCCGACCCGCACCGGACGGGCGGCCGCCTCCCTCAAGGTCAGTTCCAGCCAGCGGGAGGCCCGGGTCGCCGCCGGCGGCCGCAAGGCGCCGTACTACCCGTGGCTGGACTTCGGTGGCAACGTCGGCCCGAACGATTCGGTGAGCCGGCCGTTCTACACCGAGGGCCGCTACATCTACCCGACCGTCCGGGAGAACAGCGACGAAATCCAGAAGACGATGGCGGCCGGCATCTCCGAGCTCGCGCAGTCCGCGGGCCTGGTGGTGACCGATGAGTAACCGCCTGGTGTTGTCGTTCGCCGGCGAACCGGCGGACCTGTCGAACGCTTTCAAGAGTGTCGGCAAGGACGCCGATCAGATGGCGGACAAGACCGAGCACGCGACCCGCCGGATGGCGGAAGGGTTCGACAACGCTTCCATGCAATCCTCGATGCTCTCCGGTGGGATCGGTGACATCGGCGGGTCGCTCACCGCGGCGTTCGGTGACGACTCCGCGATCGGCGCGTTCGGCGCCCAGATGGAAAACGTCGGCACGATCATCATGGGTGTCACCGGCGCTTCGGACCTGCTGCTGTTCGCCACCAACAACCTGAAGTTGGGGTCGCTGCGCATGGCGGCCGCCACCAAGATTCAGGCGGCCGCGCAGTGGATCTCCAACTCGGCGTTCCTCGCCTCACCGTTGACGTGGATCATCCTGGGCATCATCGCCCTGGTCGCCGTCATCGTCCTGATCGCGACGAAGACGGACTGGTTCTCCAAGGCCTGGCGCGCCAGCTGGAAGTGGATCAAGGATGCGGCCCAGGCCACCTGGGATTTCGTGAAGAAGATTCCCGGGTGGACCGCCCAGGCGTTCGGCAAGATCGCGGAGTTCATCTCCAAGCCGTACCGGGTGGCGTTCAACCTCATCGCCCGGGCGTGGAACGCCACGATCGGCCGGCTGTCCTGGACCGTCCCGAACTGGGTGCCGGTCATCGGCGGCAACAACATCAGCGTGCCGAACCTGCCGACGTTCCACTCGGGCGGCATCATCCCCGGCGTGGTCGGCACGGCCGTGCCGTTCATGGGGATCGCCGGCGAGCGGGTCTCCGGGATCGCGTCCAGCGGCGCCCGCGGTGGCGGGACCACCGTCGTGTCCGCCGGCGACGAACTGATCCGGATCCTGCTGGAGAAGATCGCGGCTGAGGTCAACTCGCAGGGCGGCGACGCGGCCCGCGTCGGTATCCGCATCCGGGCCGCCTGATGGTTGCCGACTGGGACACCCTGGGTCAGCTGTACTACGACGGCGGGTGGCATCAGCTGCCCGCCCTCGTGGACGCCGCAACGGGGGTTTCGTTGGAGCGGGGGGTCGCTGACGACCTGGACCTGAAGACGGGCACGTGCAGCTTCCGGCTCAACGACCCGACCGACCTGTACCGGCCCAGCAACGCGGCCAGCTCGATCTACGGGCAGACTGGCCAGTTCATGAAAGCCGCGTTCGCCACCGGCAGCTCGGTCCGGTTCACCGGCGAGACGCAGTACATGAACCCCGGGGAGACCTCCGACCACCAGGCCGTCGCCGGCGTCACCGTGAGCGGTAACCGGTGGGTCGACGTCCGGATCGGTGGGCCACTGACCCGAGTCGGTTTCTGGCGAGACCCCCTCTCCAGCCCGCTCTACACGTCGATCACGGGGCAGTACGCCACCAACCTGCGCGGCTACTTCACCCTGGAAGATCTCCGCGACTCGACGTCGCTCGCCAACGTCAGCCACCCGACCAAGACAGGCCGCTTCAACGGCGTCAGCCTCGCGGCCGCGGACGGCCCGGGCGGCTCCCTGGAAGTGCTGGAGATGAGCGCCACCGGATCGTTCACACTGCCGTACGCGGCGATGTCCACCACCGCCGGATGGCAACTGGCGTTCGCGGCCCGCGCAACGACCGCTGACGCGTCGCTGCGCGTGTTGTGGGAGTGGAGGACCACCAACGGCTACACGTGGCGCTGGCGCGTCAGCAACGCCGTCTACTCCCTGTTCATCACCGACGCCGACGGCGCCACGATCCTGAACGAGTCCTACGGCTACGGCACCGGCGCCGAACCGGGGCAGTGGATCTACACCCGGATCAAAGTCCGGATCGTGTCCGGCAATACCCAGATCGAACCCAGCTGGTACGCGGAGACCGTCGACAACTTCTACGGCGTCACCACCAGCTACGCCGGCACCAACATGGGCGCCCCGACGCAGTCCACCGTGACCGGCAACGTCCTCACCGCGACCGCCCGGTACGCGCACCACTTCGTCGTCACCGGCGTGGCCGACGACCTGGAGTCCGACGACTTCACCGACGCGTTCATCGGCTACCGCCGCGAGCGGGCCGCGGACCGCTTCGCCCGGCTGTGCGACTCCCGTGGCCTGCCGTACCTGATCCGGGGCACCGCCGCCCTCACCGCCAAGATGGGCGCCCAACCGCCGCGGACCTTCCAAGATCAGCTAAAGGAGATCCGGATCACCGAGGGCGGACTGATCTTCGACCGGGCCGACAACGTCGGCGTGGTGCTCGCCACCCGGGACTACCTGTACGAACAGGCCACCGACCCGGTCCTAGATCTGACGTTCCCCACCCACACGTCGGGCACGCTCGAGGAGACCACCGCCGCCGGCGACCTCGCCAACGTGGTCACCGCCAAGAACACCACCGGCTCGAGCTCCACCGCCGCGCTGACCACCGGCCGCTACGGCACCCAGGACCCACCCACCGGCGCCGGCCGCCTCGACAAGAGCGTGGATCCGAACCTCGCCAGCGACGGCCCGCTGGCCGACGTCGCGAACTGGTGGTTGCGGTTCTGGACCCAGGGCGGACCGCGGTTCAACTCCATCACCGTCGACGCGGACGGGCAGCCGGGACTACTCACGGACCTGAACGCGGCCGAGCCGGGCATGTTCATCAGGCTCACCGGGCGGACCCCGGACCCGCTGCTGCTGCTCATCCTCACCACCGCGCAGAAGACCCACCGCAAGCGGAACATCTTCACGTTCGGCGTCGCCCTGGGCGCCATCTTCAACGTCGGCGTGTACGACGACTCAGGCTCGAGGTACGACTCAGCCAGCACCACCCTGGCATCCGGCGCCACCTCCACCGCCACCACGCTGGCGCTGACGACCCGCAACTACCACGACCGGTGGAGCACGACCTCGCTCCCGTACCCGCTGATGATCGCCGGCGAGCGAGTCACCGTGACCGCCATGACCGCCGCGGTGAGCTCGAGCGGAGTATGGACGCAGACAGCGACCGTTACCCGCAGCGTCAATAGCGTGATCAAAGCCCAGCTATCCGGCGCTATCGTGCAGCTCGCCGACCCTGTTTACTACGGCTGACCTGCGGAAACAGTCACACCGCATACGTAGAATGATCATCCTGAACCGGGTGATCGGGGGGGAATTGTGATCATGGAGTGGCTCAAGAAGGCACCCACGACCGTGACCGTAACGGTGATCATCGTGTGCGGCCTGCTGGTCGCAACGCTGGTTGCGGCGTTCGTCGTGCTGACGATCAGCGGCGCTGACACCGCCGAATTCCGACAGTGGGTGAGCACGCTCGGCCAGCTGCTCGTCTTCCCATTGCTGGGCACCACCGCCGTGGCGTCGGTCGCCGCGGCCCGCAGCTCGAGCAAAGCCGAGGACCAGACGAACGGCCAGCTCGAGACGCGCGACCACACGATCCGGGACCTGCGGCGCCAGCTGGACGTGCAAGAGCGCCGGCTCCGCTCGGTCGGGCTACTCCCCACCAGCTATGAGGACAAATGATGCACGCGGACACCGTGCCGTGCCTGGTCACCCTCGCCGATGAGTTCGACGAGCTCGGCCCGAAACGCGACCACGCGTCGGACGGGTCGATCGGGGACCAGGACCACGCCGAGCGATCCAGCAACCACAACCGCGACGACACGCCCGGCAGCAGCACGCCACAGACAGACTCGGACGGCTCGCCGGACATCCGGGCGATCGACACGGACGACTCCGGCCCGTGGATCAACGGGTTCACGATGCAGAAGGGCGTGGACTTCATCGTCAGCCGGTGCCGCTCCGGCGTCGAGAACCGGCTGGTGGAGGTCATCTACAACGGCCTGTGCGCGTACGCGTCCAGCGGCTGGGTGTGGAAGAAGTACACCGGCAGCAACCAGCACACCGAACACGCGCATTTCGGCGCCAAGGCCGACACCGGCAAGCTGGAGAACGACACCCGCCCGTGGGGGCTGGTCGAAAAGTGGGGAGATCACATGGACTTCGATGAAACCGTCAGGGCTTCCAAACAGGGCGCCGGCGAGTGGTGGGCAGACGAGAAGGTCGGCGCGATGCCCATCAGCCCCGAGTCAGCCTTGCAGCGGATCTACGGCGCTACCCTGCTCGGCGGGGACGACTCCACCGCGCTGGGCAAGCGGCTCGATGAGATCGAGAAGATCGGCCGGGCCAACGCCGAAGCACTCGCCCGCATTGAGGCGAAGCTCGCCGAGCGGCCCGTCTAGTGCCCGCGGGCGACCGCCTGTACGCGTCCGACCCCATGCGGGTGGTCGCCCGCGGCCGGCGCATCACCTCCACCGCCTCGATCACCACCACCGAGACCGGTGTCCTGCGCGTCGACAACATCCCCGTGTTCGACTCCAAGGGCTACCGCATCCTGACGTCGAACATCAACCTCGACACCTCGGTCAACAACGACGCGGCGGACCTGCGCATCCGCGTCGCCCAGGCCGTCACGCCCGGCACCGCTGCGACGATCGCCTCCACCCAGATCGGGCACTTCCGGAACACGATCGACGACCTGGCGTTCTCCAACGTGCTCCCGATCTCCACCTACTACTGGCCGACCGCCGACGGCTACCTATCGGTGCTGCTCTCCTGCCAACGCGTGTCCGGCTCGGGCAACATCGTCGTGTTCTGTAGCGCGGTGGAGCTGCTGGACCTGGTGATCGAGGAACTCGGCACCGACCCGGGGGACACCGGCGTCGTCATCTAGCCGGTACCGTCCGAGATGCGCCCGCACTGCCCCCGTGGTGCGGGCGCGCCACCCCGCCATCCCACAGCAGGCGGGCCGCGGACGGCATGGGGGAGCACACAGAACGGCCCGGGGCCACCAGGTCCCGGGCCGATCCGTGTTTCGGGGGAAACACCCCGCAGGCTACCGGCCGCTGCGGCGCCGGCGCGCCACGTGCGGGTGCTCGAGCAGCTGCTCCACGCCGTCCGGGCGGCCACCGGAGATGTACCCCGACAGCGACACGCACGCGACGCCCATCGGCCGCAGACACGTCGGGCACTTCCGGTAGTCGTCCCACGCCACCGCCGCCACCGCCGCCGCGTGGACCTGGCGCTCCACCGTGTCGGCACCGATCCACGCCCGCGGCTGCACCACCGGGCGACTCACCGGCCACGCCGATGCCGGTTGGCGCGAATCCACCACTTCAGGTCGGCGCGGCCGAACCGCAGATACACATGCGCGCGCGCCGGCATATCGAACGGTTCCCGGTACCGACTCAGGTACCGATCCCACGCGATGATCCGGCGGCGGGCGTGCGCGCGGCTACTCACGATCCCCACCGCGGTGCCAGATCGGCGGCGCCGGCCACCTGCGCAGGCATCGGGATCGAGCCGGCGCAGTCACCGCCGCAACCGTCGTCGTCGCACTCGCACACGCGCGGCCGGGTGGCGTCCTCGTGTTGGTGATCGGCGATCCACTGCTCGAGCTCGGCACCGGTCACGAGATCACCGCCCAGGCGAACGCGAGCGCGATCTGCCCGGCGCCGGCCATCCACGTCAGCACGCCGACCCTCATCGCGGGCCCCCGTTCGGCCCGGGCGGGCCGTACGTCGTGGGCGTGGTCACCGGCGCGTTCGGCGCCGGCGCCGGCGCGCGCGGGCCCGGGGGAGTGGTGGCCCACAGCACGGCGCCCCAAAACACTGCCGTGCAGATGATCACCGCGAAGACGCACATCAGGGCGTCGCGCACCGTCGTGGACTTGCGCGCCGGCGCCGGTTGCGGACCCGGGCTGGCGAACGGGATGGCTTGGCGCATGGACTCACGTTCGGCGTGGCCGGGGATGAACGGCACCGGCGGGCGGTGTGCGCACTGGCCTGCAGCGCGCTCGGTGGTGTGCAGGTTCCCGCACCAACAGATCCACACGTCCGGGCTGAACGGGTCGATGACGGGCATCATGCTCGGACCGCCAGCCAGCACACGCGGGCGGCTTTGATCCGCTCGCGGTCGGCGTCGCGGACCCATGGGCGGCCGGTGGCGCGTTCGCAGCGCTCGAGCTGCACGACGGTGTCGACGGCCAGGGCGAGGGCGGCCGCGGCCGCAAACGGTGTGATCACAGCGGCTTGTCTTCCTGCGGGATGCTGGCCAACACCGTGGCCCACATTCCTGGGATGAGCTCGATCCGGATGCTGACCTGCGGGCGGTCGCCGTAGACGGTGGTGTGGTGCGCGACGGCGAGCGCCTCGAGCTCGGCCCGGCTCGCCACGTCGACGTGCAGGTGCACGTTGCGCGGGGTGGGCACATCGAGGTGGTCGACGAAGAAGAAGGCGATCGCGTGCAGCGCGGCGATCGCCCTCGAGCGGTTCTCCTCGAGCGGCGCGACCGCCGGGCGGTCCGCGAACCTCTCGGACAGTACGGATCGGTAGTCGGGTGTTCCCGTGGCGTTAGACATGCGACTCACCTTGACCCTACGGCGACACACGTGTCAAGGTTCCCGACATGAATGCCCCAATGTTGCCACTCCCGAACCCGGAAGACTGGTGTGCCATCACCGGCGCCGCGAAGCGTCTGGGAGTCAGCACCCGCACTGTCGAGCGCATGGTGCTCGACGGGCGCCTACGCGGCTACTGGCCGGAGGGCGCGCCGGAGCGCCCCTACTCGGCGATGCTCTGGAAGGCACAGGTTATCGAGCTGGCCGACGCCCTCGAGCGTGTGCGACGCGTCGTGTCCGGTGGCTAACATCCTGCCCGGTATGCCACTCGCTGCGTCAGACGTGTTCATCTGTCGCATTGATGACGGCGCTCCTCGCGGAGTCGCGATCGCGATCGCGCCGCCGCCACCACCGCGTCGTGTCTGGCTCGTGCTGACTCTCTGCTCACACTGCAATCACCAGACGGGCCGGTACTGCACGGCCCACGACACGCGCGGGAAACGGCACTGACGTGGGGTGGAACGGAAAAACGCTCGGCGGGTGATTGACACCTCGCGCCGAGCGCCTAACCTGATCTTCGCCACGAAAATCTAGCGGTCAGCCTACCGGAAACGGGCGACATTCTTGCGACAGCGTGTCCTATCTGGCACGCCGTACGAACGTGTGTGCTAACGCGGAGTCAGGTAGTAACCGCGTGAATCGCGAATCGCGATTCGCTCAACGTCCCACGGTCCCGTGACCGTTCCCTCAGAAGGCGAAATCGCGGTTTGGAGTCGGCCGCCATGGACGTGTTGACCCCCGGGGCGACCCAGGGGCGTACACGGTAGGCCCAGCGTCCCCCGTGCAGAGCGGGTGCGCCCGGATGGCTCCGCCCCTGCTCGTGATCACTCGTCCACTGGACCCGTGGATCGCTACGGCGAGCAGGGGCGGCCCGGGCGCGAGAGAGCCGCCGACACATCCCGCCCTAGCGCGCTCGGTAATGCGACGCGCGGTGAGCTCTGCATACGTCCGTACTGCGTGACGGAAGCAAGATCATCCCCACCCCTGCACGGACTTCGACGTCGCTCGAATTCTGTGCAGGGGTGGGGTGCACCATCCACCAACGATCAGGAAGCAAGGGGTATCGACAATGTCCGATCTGACGCAATACGAAGTTAACCAATTCGACCAGCTAAAACCTGCCACGGATGCCCAGCGATGCGCCGAATGGGCACAGCAAGCCCTCGCGGAAGGCCGCTACCAGCTCGGCGCCGAAATGGCGCGCCTGGCCGACCGGGCGAACCGCGTAGGGGCGCGCCCCGCCGGCCATGAGGCTGCACAGCGTGACCTGTTCGGCCAGACCCGCGCAGTGCCCCTGATCGGCCGCACACGCGACGAGCAGCCCCGAGACGCCTCCCACGCGCCTCAGGTGTGCGCCATGCCGGTGCTGGGCCGTGAGGGCGGTCTGGACCAGCCCTGCGCAATGCCGATCAGGTACTCGGACGGCTCCAACGGCTCGACGGTCGGGTGGTACCACCTGACGCCCGGAATCACCGATCACGAGGCCCTCCCGGAAGGGGCCGGATACTGAGTGTGTGAGCGGGTCATGGTCCGGTGGCAGCACGAGGGCGTGGCGACGTTGCCGCGCCGGCGTGCTGCTGCGGGACCGTGCCCAGTGCAACCCGTCCACGGGCCTACCGTGGCGTTGCAGGGCACACGATGAGGGCTGGTGTGCGCGTAAGGGCGTGGGTCCGCACAGCTGCGAGGGGATCATGGTGCACGCGCACCACACGCTCGGACGTGCGCGGACGGGTGATGATCCGCGCTACATCGTTGGTGCGTGTGAGACCTGCAACCTGAAGATCGGTGACCCATCAGCGGGGCAACCAGACCCAACGTGCGTACCGGTGAGCAGGTGGTGAGCGCATGATCAGCGTGGGGCTATGTCGGGGGGTGGCGAGCGTGGGGCCGTACGTGGTGGACATGCGTACCGGTGTGGTGAGCGGCGGCCCGGTCGTGGGCGTGCAGCACTACCACCGCGAGACGGGTGAACTCGAATCGCACGAATACGGGCCGGAAACCTGCGAAAAGTGTGCGGAAATCGCAGAAAAAGTGGCGACGATGATCGGTCAGTGTCGATGAGCCGCCGGTTTTTCCCGCAGGCCACCGGCCGGACAC